CAATATGTGTTGGTCTCACACGAGTATCGTCAATCGCTGAATACATTAAATAAGGGCGTTTAGCCTTATTTTTCTGCTGCTGAGTCCAACGACCGTAGCCATACGCTGTTTGAATGTTGGTCCTAAAAACATTCTTTAAATATGGTTCGCTTAAAATGATTTCATTTTCTTCAACCAACTTTTTAAAGTCGTTGAATGTTGAACCGTCAGCAATCGCCTTATTGACCGCTTTCATCACCGTTTCAATCTGCTCAATGCTAGACAAGAAACTCACTGTTGTCGCCATTTGACGAGTTTTCAAATCCATTGAATAGAACTCATCTGGCAAGACAATTTTACGTGACTCAGCAAACTTTAATGCTTCAAGAAAAGTGACAGGAGTCATTTATCCTCACTTGCTGTGGTATATCCCAGCACGTCAGCCGCATACAAAGCTCGATCAAGGTTGGTACTAAACTGCGTCTGACTTGCACCCGGCATAAGTTGCATCAAGTTAAAAGCCAAAACTTCAGGCGTTTCACTTGATTGAATCAACTCATTGATCTGCTTTTGACTCAGTAGTTGTATGTTGCCCTGTTCAGTTGTTAATTCTTCAACCTCTTGCTGTTCAACACTCAACTTCTTCACATCAGCAGCGAAAGAAAATGCACGGTTGGGTAATGCATTAAAGTGCTGTGCAGGTAGGCTTTGCTGCAATTCAGAAACATCACCGTCCTGTAGTCCATATTCACGTTTGAAATACTGAGAACTAAGGTTAGCACCCGCGTTCTTTAATTTCACATCACGATCAGCTTTATCAGCATTAAGCGACTGTTCATCGCCTATGGTGATGATATGCCGCTCCCATCCATTCAATGCACATAACGCATCAATGATTGCTTGAATGGTTGATGTAATCATTCGGATATCAGCATTCACCTTGTTATTCTGCACTTCAAGATGAACCTCTCCCAATGCACGACTACCAGAATTATCCGTACCACTGGTAAGCGTTTGCCCTAAAATAACCTTTTGGATGCTTCTCTCGATCTTCTTGTCAAAAGATTCAAATGCTGCCGATCCGCCATTTCCATTAGATGAGGCTGTAAGAAGTGACACTTCATCGTTTTTATCCACTGAAAGTACCGACGCTGCATGTGCCGACAACAAAGCATCTTTTAAACCTTTTGTGTTGGTTTGTGACTTTCCAACCAATAGTGGATTCCCAAAACGCTCAACAAATTTAGCCCAAAATTTTGTTGTTCCATTTTTAAAGAACCATAACCAATACAAACGACTAAATAATGCTTCCCCATATGGATTTTCATAACTTGGCTTACATTGAGTTAAGAAATGTTTAAACTGCTGGTCACACTCCACATCACGATGCTGATTGTTGTACATTTGAAGCAACATCAATCGACCGTCATTTTTTGGCTCAAACCACTGCATTGGCTTCTTACCAATCCATTTCCAGCCTACAAACGTGGTAATGTTAGGACCTTCAATAAATAATGATGGTTGCTCAGGTTTTGTATAAACTGCTTCTAATACAGAATATCCATACCAACGCGCATCCTGAGTTCCAAGACTTAATTCGGACCACCATTTTTTTAACTCACTCGTTAAAATCTGCGCTGGCAACCCCTCACTCGGCTCAAGCTTAAAAGGAGCTGATTCAAGTTTGTCTTGACGTTTTTCAATACATTGATAAATCTCATCGTCATACATCAAAACACTTAAGCGATGCCGAGTTACGCCTGCCTTTCTTAAAACCTCATCCAGATCAGGCATTTTGGTTAAAAAATTTAGGAATGCGATTTCAGCTTGTTGTGAATACAAATAACCCCCAGCTTGTTGGGGGTTGTCTTTATCCTTTGATTTATCTTTCTTAGCCATAATCTAACCTGTCATTGGTTCCTGATAGTTCTGCATAACCGTCGCTTCCTCTATCGCATCAATCAAAGTATCCACTTGGTCATCATGGTCATGTGTCATTGCTGCGGTAAATTCCTCGCACTCTTCTGTGAACTTAGAAACCCACGGCGCATTTATTGGCAGCATCACAAAACGATCTTGAGGCTTGTTTTCATAGTTATTTTCAAGCGGAACCTGTACATCCATAAACCTTGTCAATTTATCGGTGCCACGTTGAACAGGAATAACTGGAACGCCTGCATATGTGCCAAGATTTTGAATCAATTGAGTGCCGTGCGCCTTATCTTCCACCTTCATCCAACGGATCGGACGAGTTTCGTAAGTGTAGTCTTTATGTTTATCGATAAACTCTTTAGCTTGACGATTCATTTCAGGCGCTTCCCATTTACCGCGCAATAAATCGATCAAATAAAGCTTCCCATCAACACCAAGGCCAACTAACAAAAACACTGTAAAGTCATTATGCTCTTTGATTTTCTGAGCAGTATCGACATAAATTGCCCGCCATTGCAGTGCTGGAAGTTCATCGTAGTAGCCGAACCATTCAGCTTTGATCAAATCACCGCCTAATTTCTTAGGTTTCTGCTGATACTGACTACTGAATGTATAACGAGATACCACCGCACCACTTTTATCCTTACCACCCTTCTCTAATTGAAGTAACGAAGTAAGAGATTCTTTTAACGGCCAATAGCTTTGACGACCTTTGTCATCACGCTCCACACTCAATGGCACAAGTTTTTGAATATGCTCAGGCAATGTTGCAATGTAGTCATCGTCAATTAAAGCGGGAATTGAAACTTGCTCCCACTCTCCTGGCACATTGCCTGACATCACAAAATTGGTCGGATCTTCGGAGTGAAGCCGCTGCATAATCATGATGATTGGCGTATCAGATTTCGCTTTACGTGAATTGACTGTGTTCAAAATCTTGCGATTAGCTTTATCTCTCGCTGGCTTACTAAAAGCATCCTCAGGCTTAAGCGGATCATCCAAGATAATACAACCAGTAAAACCGTTATCTGCTAATGTACCTGCACGGCGACCTGTAACCTGTCCACCCATCGATGCGGCATAGATATGCCCCGCCTCGTATCCGTCAACCGTGGTTTTCCAACTTGCCTTGGCATCAGTGCTGGTTGAAATGGATGTGGACCACATATGCTGAAATTCATCTGATTTGACGATGTTTCGAGCTGTTGCCGATACATCTTCTACCAGCGATTGAGAATAAGACAAGTACAAAAATCTTGAGCGTGGATTTAAACCAATTCCCCGCGCAATCAGATTTGTAGTTAATTCAGTTTTACCAGCACCAGGTGGGACATTAACCACTAAATTGGCAATATTACCCTTTACCACCTCATCAATCAGCCATGCCACATAAACATGATGCCAATTGACCATGAATTTAAAGCCCATACGTGGCTTGAAAAAACGGCGAGTAAAAAATAAATGGTCATCCTCGCACATCTTTTTTTCTACGTGCGTTTGAACATCCATTAGTATTCCTCTTGAGCTTTCCTCACTGCGGCATCAACCTGTTCTGGTGTAGCTTGTACTACAGTGGTTTGTAGAGGTGAGCCATCTTTGCCAGTGACTTCAGTTTTATTAGTATACTTCCCACCTACATCCTCTGCCGCTTGACGCAAAATATTTAAAGCCGCAACACGATTTTTACTGTGCCTCTGGTACTGATTTTCTAAGCGCTGCAATCGTACTGCCAAATTAGCAATTGGGATTGCCTCGGGCTTACCCAGAAACATCTCACGAGTTTTTTCAAAATCATTTTTTAATTCTTCACTTAGATTCTCACCAGCCCGTTTTGTAGGGTCGTATTTTTCACACTGCTGCTTGGTAACTTTTATGCCGTATTCTTGGTTGACGAGTTCAGCAGTTTCAGTGGGTGTATTAAATACGGCAAGTGAGCGAACTATAAAGAGTTTTACCTCTTTTTTTAGAGCCGCCATATCCTTAGTCCTGTCAACCTACGTCAACCTAAATAGTCAAAAAAAAGAGCCCGAAGGCTCTACTTAATCAAACACGTCCCACAACTTGCAGCTATATTTTTTTCAGATACAAACGGCGCCTGCTTCGCGACCTCAACAAGACGTTTGATGTCATCACTCGCGCCCCATCGTTTGACTACGCCCACAAATTCCTCAACATCGTGCCCAGCCAAGTAATGCTTAGGTAGGCCTGTATGATCACTATAAACAATCTCTCCGTCTCCATCACGCTCAACACCGATGTGATAAAGCTCATGTTCAATCAGAGCACAAAACTCTCGATCACTCGCTTGCTCGCAAAAGCCAGCATCAATGGTAATGAGATAAACAGGTACAAAGCCAAACCAGTCACGCATCTGCTGTTCTTGGCGTGCTTTCTTCCAACCGCCTTGATTAAACATCACCTTTTCACATTGCCCCAACACCATGCGCTTTGCACGAGTAAATGCAGATGATGCCCATGCAAAGGCTAGAAACGTTTCGTCATCATGAAGTAGCTCGGCTATATGATCATGATCCGGGTTGTGCAGCTCTCCGCCCAATGTCAAAAAGTTTGCAATCACCCATTCTTTTAGTTCTGGCGCCGCAATAATACGAATGGCTTCCTCTTCTTCCGCCTGATCTATAAAGTCAGTCTGGGGAAATGGTCTGATCTGGTCCATCTTCTAGTCTCGCTAATTCGCTTTTAATCCAGTCGATCGCAAAGCCAGACTCAATTTGACATGGCTCAAAGCGGACAAACCTGAATCCAACATCTACAGCCAAGTCATGCTTGTTTAATGAATTGGCAATCTTTTTACCACCGCGACCGACGGCCCATGAACTGCCAGCGATCTCAATAAGAAGATTCAACCGCACAATATAAAAATCGAAGCGCCAATTTTTTGTAGATTCGAACTTAAACTTACGGCGATATCCGATCAGATTTTCTTCTAATTCTTCAAACAGAGTTTCTTCAGCTTCAAGATAATTCTGTTTAGCCTTAGGCAGCGGCCTAGTTCTTGGCTTTGGCTTATACGGCTTTTTGTTTGTAGCTCGCTTATATGCATCAACGTCCATAGCGCTTAATGTTCTGTTTGATTGTCTCAATGTTCCCGTCGATCTGCCGAAGGCGCTTATCACACTCAAATTTAAATGCGATTGGCGCATTCAAATGATTCAAGCTTTCGATTTTCTCTTTATCTTCATGCAACTTTTTTAAGTTCTTTTTCGCTTCGAGAATATCCATAGGCACCCCGTCATTAAAATAAAGAAAGAAAAAAACCCGCCAATAATCGATATTTAGCGGGGTTTTATGGGCCGTAATCCGTTCGGCGAATTACTCGCATGCACTGTAGCGAGTGGGGTAATTTTAATTAATGGTTAAAAATTTAATGCCGAACTTTAGTCGGTCGGCTCGCTCTACTCAACACTACTCACTTCTCAAAGTTAGCTATTGATCAGTTTTTATGTTTTTCGTTCTCTTTGGGCGGGGTGTCACCCACAACTTGTGGCTCTAAGGCTAACTCAATGTGTGACGAAATCACATTGGATTCAAACCGATTTATACGGCTGGTTTCTGCATCCCACCGTTTGCGCTTTATAGCCCACAAATAATGCAAGCGTCACAAATCCAAGTTACCTAAATGGCTAACAGTTTTTCATAGAATCACCAGTTAATTATGATTGATCTGAAATTTAAGCAATAAAAAAGCCCATCGGTTAGATGAGCTTCTCAGAGTGGCGATTAAGTACAAGTTCGCCAAGTTATCACAAATATGCCATACCCCGTATTTACAGTCAAGCAGATTCATTTTTCACATTAGACTCATCAACTTTTGTAAATTTATCAATCACAAAATGTGGATAGCGTGATTTGATGAATGCTAAACCGCATTTTATGTCTTGCTGAATTTGAGAGCCGTATGTGTCGTTACTCTTTGCGATATCACGGATTGACTCACCCATGACGTAGTGCCACCAAATAGAGCCAATCCAATCCTGTACTACCTCATCATCAATTGATTGAAGATCAACTAATAATTTTTGAATCGCACGCGCTTCGTTATCATTCAACTCACAGCATGTACCTTTACGCTGTACACACAAACGGTCCTTTAACTGCTCATCTGCCATGTACATCGCAAGCAGTCTTTCACGCTGCTTCTGCGTAATACGTTTGGTCGGCATAGTCTTAACAACCATTACTATCGTTTCATTATCACCATTGATCCAAGCCCCAAGTTGGCGACACCACCCCTCAAAACTGAATTTTGACCAATCCGTTGTTTGCATTATTGTCACTGCTGCATTCATCACAAGCCACCTCTCACCAAATTTTCAATCTGCCTAATCGCCGAACCGCTTTTCACTTGTTGTGTATCGAACCGTAAAACCTTAAAACCTAAAATCGCCGCCGCGTTGTACTTTTCCATATCTGCTATGAAGCCTTTACCCCTTGTATGCCGTCCACCACTCCAAATCCCGCCTTCCACCTCCACTAAAATTTTTGTTCCTGTTATCAAAAAATCAGCCCGCCAATTACGCTCTGCATGAAACTTGTATTCCTGTTCAAACCCAATTTTCAATGCTCTTAAATCTCTGGACAGTGTTACTTCGCCTTCGCTTTGTACTCTTTGACCTTTGACTGAACGGCGCTTTTTACCTTTTTTGATCGGAAACTTTGAGCGGTACTCAGCGAGACTGATTGAAGTCACGTAATCTCACCTTTCACATTCATGATGTCTTTAGCGTATTGAGTTGCACGATAGTGACTGTCTGAAACACGTTCGAGATACCCGTACTTCGTGTGCTCATTTAGCAAGCTGTAGACCGTTGCTCTATGAAAATCAAAAACGGCTTCTTGAATATCTGCAACGGAAAAAGGTTGTGTCGCATAACACGCAAATAGCATTAAGCTGATTTGATCTTCGAAATTAATTTTTTGCATTTCTTGTGCTCGTTCATGCCGCACCGCCCTTAACTCGCCCATCTTTCCAATTTGAGTTTATGATTGCCAAGTCGTCATGCTGGAAACGTGACCACAAGCGATCGCCCAGGTTTTCTTTGAGCTGCTCTATCGTCCAATTTGAAATCAACATGGTCGATTTTTTGGCGTCGTAACGTGCGTATAAAACCTTGTGCACAAGCTCAAGTTTCTTCTCATGCTGATCATGCAAACCGTACTCATCGAGGATCAATAAATCGTATTCAGTGAATCGGTAGATTGCTGCCGCTTCTGAATCGTCTGCTTTGGACCACGCATTCGCTATCAGATTCGCCATATCAGCCGAAGTGATGTATCTGACGTACTTGCCTGCATTTAAAACATTTCGAGCCACAGCACACGCTAGATGCGTTTTACCTGTGCCCGTGCGTCCGGTCATGATTAGATTTCTTGTCTTGCCCGCATTCTGATCTCTTGTGAACTGAGCGCATTCAGCTTTGGCAATCTGCTGTTCCTGGTGTATGACGTCGTAATTGTTAAAACCACTTTGAGCATGACGCTCAGGAATCATCGATCCGGCAAAGTGTTTTTCACGTACCATCTGGTTCACAGCTTTTTCATGTTCAATCTGTGATTTTTCGAGAAGTTCTTTTGCACACGAAGGGCAAGTTGTACGTCCAAACATCAGAACTTTCAGCTCGTTGTGTACAGCGCAAATTTCATCTGCATGCTGAACTTCAAATTGAAATTGTTTGTGCATAGCGTTCATACAAAGCCCTCAGTGTTTACGTTGTCCACAGCAGGTGCGTAATCAGGAATGTCACCATGTGCGTCATTGACGTTGCGGCTGACAGTCGCATTAGACTTGCTTTGGTTTTTTGGTTGACCAGATGATTTGATTTTCTTGAACTCAAGAATTAACCATTGGGCAAACTTGCGGGTACGTTGATTTTCAGTGAGATCAATTTTGTTTTCCCAGTGAGCATTGAAATTACCGAGATGAAATTCGTAATCAGGCATATCGAGAACTGACTGAGCTTGTATGCCTACGCTTTCACGAATCACGTTGATCAAAATATTTGAATCCGGTTTCCAAGATTCGTCCTGATTTTCGTTTTCGCTCGCGGGTAGTGTGTGTGTATTAATATTATCTATTCTATTCTGTGTCTTATCTGTTGCGATCCCGACAGGATTAGGGTGGCTATCGCCCCCCGATCGGGACTCTACAATTTTGGCAATCTTCTTTGTTAAAGCTTTGGATTGGGGTGCGATACTTTTTAATCGGCAAACTGCATCGTATAGCTGATTTTGTAACTCAGAAGTATCTATCTGAATATCCCATCGTTTAGCATTGCCCTGTGCCCCAGAGATAGCACTGGCAAGCTTTTCAAGCCATGCTTCCAGTGCTTTCTCGGCCACTACAGGATGATATAAACGCCCATCACCACCATCTACCCAGCCGCGTAATGCGTGTTCTTTTACCTTTTTCCACTTGCTACCCATGCCAGATAAGTGAGCAAGCATCTTGTCATTATTTGGAATACTTGCCGCAGGAATTTGTGACCACGATTTCAACCAAAGTGTCATGCTTGCAACTTTTTCTGAGTCATCTCCAAGAATCCATGTTTCAGAATTCAAAAGTCGATCAATATCAAGCGGCATAAATGGAAAGTTTGATACATCACACTCTTTTGGTGTGAGTGGAGTTTTTAAATTACTCATACCACCTCACCACAAATCTTCACTACATAGCCCCATACGTGAAAATTTCTTTTCACCCAAAGCTATTAGCTCTAAGTCATTTTCTGTCCATTCTTGTTGGCCACATTCGATAGCGTGTAAAGCTGCTTGTGGGCGTGTATAGAACTTTCCTTGCTCACAATAAAAACCTTGGTGTAATGATTTACCCCATTGGTTTTGAATATCTGGTA